GTTCAGGCCGAACGATGCAGATCCTGGCTCAGCCAAGCCGGCTTCATACTCGCGCGCCTTGGATTTGGTGCAGGTCACATCGATCTGCGCGATCGCCGTGTCAATCCCGTCCAGCGAAGTGAAGCAACCGACGTCGATGACGCTGTTGTCGGCCGGGTCGAGCGCGAAAAGCTCAGTGCCTTGGGTGTTAATGGTCAATTTGGTACTCCCCGATTTCCTGTGAAATCACTGTTTGACAGGCATAAAAAAACCCGCCGGAGCGGGTCGGTCTTTCTGGTGCGATCTACTGGCTCACAAGCCAGGCGACGTCGAAACCTTTTCTGTAGTTGTGCGTGTCCTTGTCCCGATCATCAACACCGAAACCGGTTACGTATGCACGCTTGGCGATCGCCTGGCGCAACGCTTTCACAACCGCTTCAGCAGATGATGCCGTCTCGGCGTACACGTCCACCTGCAGGCCGTACCGATCCGTGTCCGGAACGCCGCTGACGTAATTGATCGGCGAGCCGCTGACGACCTGCCAGACCGCGTACGGCCGGGGCGTGCCCTCCGGTGCTTCGCCGTGCGGATAAAGCCGGGTGGGGTTAATGCCGAGCAGTGAAGTGACTGTCGGCGCCCCGGCGCACACCGTAAAAATGGGTGCGGTCATCAGTTCACCCCCAGCTTGATCAGTTGGTACTTGGCCGAACTCAGGAACTCCCTGAAAAGCGCCTCGCGGTTGTTGGCCAGGGCCGGCCGTAGAAAAGGTTTCGCCCGGTTCTTCTCGGTACCCAACTCCACCCACCACCAATAGAACGTGTTGCCTCCCTTCTGCCCGCGCTTTCGCATGCGCACGCCCACGGAGATGACCACAGCACCGACTTCCTCGCCGATCGCCTTGCGTTCGATCATCGCCAGGTTGGCCGGGATGAAGTTGGCCGTTTCCGGGTCATCGATACGTGCTGCGCGATCCTTGGCGTCGAGCAGAACGATGTCCATGGCGTCCTTAGCCGCCGGCAACACCACCTTGCGGCGCATTTCCTCGGTCAGGCCCTTGAATCTAGCGGACAGTTCATCGGCGCCCTTCAGGTTGTAAGTGACCCAATCAGCCATCGTTCACCCCCGAGGTAACCAACAGCGTCAGGTATTCCTTGCGAGATTTCGTATCGGCAAGCGGCGGGCCAACAATGCCACAGATGGCTCCATTGTCGAGCACGACACGCATCGCGGCAGTGATTCCCTCGCGGTATCGAATGACAATTCGACTTTTTGCCTCGGACTGCCCAGCCTGAGCCGAAATGAAATCGCGGGCACTCAGATCCTCGATACCAGCCCAGGCGTCATCGAACTTGACCCATTGCTGGGTGAGCTGTTCGCCGGTAACGGGATCCTGCACCACAACCTTGTGCTGGATTTGAATCCGATGTCGAAGTTTTCCAGAGTGAATGCTCATGCCAGTGCCGGATCCCTGAGCGGATAGAGGAGCGCCGTCACCGGCCTCGGCAGATAGCCGGGCTCGAACTCGCGCCCACTATCCTCGTCCCTCTGATTGAACAGATACCCGAGCATCAATTGCGTCGCGGCTTTCACCTCGAACGGAACTTTGTCGGGAACTACTTCGCCGGCCTCATCGAAATACGGATCGGCCGCCGATTTCAGGTAACGGCGTACAGAACCACTGGCAGCATGAGTTTTGAGCGTGATATCGCTGTCGTCCGAGTCGCCATCGACCCGAAGGTGGAGCTTTGCCTCTTCCAGCGTGATGAACATCATGTGATTTTCACCCCTTTGGTGAGGTCTTTTCCGTTGGTGCCGTCTTTGCCATCGCGCCCCTTCTTCACGGCTAGCCGCCACCCCTTGCTGCCAGGCTCACCAGGTTTGTCGCTGGTTTGGGTCTCACAATGCCAAAGGCTACCGCACCAGGTAACGGTATCTCCGGGGGTGTAATCGCCTGACGAAAAAACGCCGCGATAGATCATGGCGGGCAACTGCAATGATTTCTCGCTGGTTGCCCCACTGGACAGGATCGCCACTGCCTTCAGCCCTCGCTCGCCGTCCTGCTCGACCTCAAGCCTTGCAATCCCTTCAACAATGCACTCCCACCCCTTCATGCCTGATGTGGTCTCGAAGCTACGCCACAGTCCGCCAAGGTGCTTGGCGTAGCTTCCTCGAGGATATGCCTTACCCTCCTCGATGGCCGGCAGGATTTCAATGTGCGCCGCATCCCGGCCAGGCTCGCCATCCTTCGGCAGCGAAATGGCCGAGACAGCCTTTGCCACGGCCTCATCGACCATTCGCTGCACGTCTTCCAGTTGGACATCGGCACCGTCCTTTCCATCTTTCGGCGCTGGCAGTTCCGCTACAGCACGAGCCACCTCGTCATGGATCGCTGGCAGAACATCCTCGACAGAAACCGAGGATCCATCTTTTGGCCGCGGCACCTGTGCCACAGCTGCATCGACCATTTTTTGGATCTGCTCAGGATCAGCATCCCGGCCATCGGCGGGCTTGTCGATCAGTTCGGCAGCTGCGGCTGCGATCTCTTTCAGATCGGCTGGGATTCCTTCGAAGCTTTCAGTTACGGTGTCGATCAGCTTTTTGTCACGGGCATCCAGATCCTTACGTAGTTCGGATCGGAACAGCTCAAAGTCTGAATCCAGGACCTTGGACACATAGCCTTTCAGAACCGGCGCCAATGCCTTTGCATGGGCTTCAAGTTCACGCATGTTCAATGGTCAGCTCCTTATCGACGAGCAACGCTAGAAGGCGGGCCTGATCCTCCAGATCATCATCTGCCACTGCCTTCACTGGCGAGACAGTTTCAGGTGCAACATCCACTGTCGAAACTGATCCTGGTTTCGCGAACGGGTCAGGTAATGAATCCCGCCGGGCGATAGCTGCCAGGCTGTAGTTCTGTTGTTGAATAAGCGGTGAGTCGCCCCCCTCTACCGGCGCATAGTTGGCGCGCCGACGGGCCTCGTTAGGTTTCATCCAACCACCAGCAACTGCCTTGTTGTTGGACTCAAACAACGCGGCCGTATCCATCCGCAACAGTCCGTCCAGATCGAACTCGCAACCGTACTGGGCTGGAAGCTCTAGCCCTTCATCCAGGCACAACTCCGCAGACTCGACCAGTGATTGAAGGCAGTCCGAGTAGTAGATCTGGTTCATTATTTCGGCATTGGCATAGGGTGGGATGGGCCCGACTCCCACCTTGTACCCAGGAACATGGAATGTCGAACAGACCGTCTCGGCGGACCAACGTAGCTGCTCAATCAGCTGAGAATCCGTAGCACTCATCGCCATCGACTCATACTTCAGCCCATCCCCAAGGACCGCGACCTTTCCCGCGTTTTCGCCGGAGTAGTTCGCGTCCCAATGGTCTTTAAGGCGCTTGGCGGTATCGTCACCAATCGAACCAGGCGCAGTCAGCACGCCACCCGGCTTGGACCCGTTTTTGAAGAACTGAGCCGAATTGTTCTGTATCGCGTTGCCCTGCATTGCAGCCAGACCACACGCATAGATCGGCGAAACGCCCACCAGTGGGTGAAACAGGCAATTCATTCGGTCATGAATAATTTCGCTGGCCGGCACCACCAACCCTTCTGGCAGCAACGAGATGTTGTCCGCCTTCAAGTCGTAGAAAACACTGCCATCATCAGCCACCAGTGGCGTCACACGACGCGGATCAAGAATGAAAAGCTTGATGACGACATTGCGCGAATCGCGAACCTTCAACACATAGGTGTTGCCGTGCGTCAGCTTCGATGTCACCCAGTTTTCGAAGAACTGGATTCTGTTCTGAAAATGGTTCTGCCTTTTCAGCACCGGCGAAAAGGCCGGGCTTTTGGTTTCCTTCCAAACGGCGGAATCCGTCATCTCCATGAGCTTGACGCGCATTTTCGCGATATCGGATGCGATCAGCGTGATGCAAGAAAACACTGCAGAGAACGCAAGGACCGTGTCCTGGTTGACCTCGATGTTTTTCTGCCAAGCTCCGGTAAACGCTTCACGGATCACCCCAAGCCAGCTGCCGCGATTGTCAGCTGGGCGAAGTGCTTTTTCCTCGCTCTTGCGCCCCCATTGAAAGAGTTTCATCGCGGCTCCCTAGATTATTCAGCCTTCATGTCGCGGCGCTTATACGTCCGCCGGCCGGAGTCAGGTTTATCGGTCTTTTCGGACTGCAAGACTTCCCCCCCCTCTTCGCTATCAGCCAAGTTGGCGTTCTTGATGGCCTTTAGCACCCGAACATCAGCAGGACGGGCATCGAACTCATCACCTGGAAGCAGTTGCTTCCCGGCGTATCGAAATTCTTTCAAACACACCATTCGCATGGTCACCTCCAGAGAATGGGCCGGCGCAAACCGGCCCATCCGGATCAGGACTCGTAGTTGGCTGAGTCGATGTAGCCAACGGCAGAAGGACGACGACGCTTCCAGTTAATGAAGCGTTCCGCGCGGAGTGCGACCATGTTGTTCTGCCAGAGGCTGACCAGTTCCTGGGCTCCGGTGCCTGGAGCGC